TACGACAAGGAAGTCCAGGATCAGATCGACGCGCTTGAATTCGACATGGAGGGCATGGACGAGAGCACGAAGGCCTATCAGGACGCACAGAACAAAATCACGATCCTGACGGCACAGCGAGTGCAGAAGGACAATGAATATGCTGCCCAGGAAAAGCAGGCGCAGATCGCCCAGTGGGACTCGACTGTCAACGCGATTGAAGGGGCCGAATCCGAACTCGTAAGCGACATATTTACGAAGCGGCAGAGCCTCGGTGCCGATCTCCAGCAAATCGGACTCAAAATGCTGCAGGATGAGATCACCAACGATCTCAAAATGCTTACGCAGCACATTTTCATGAATCAAGAGATGGCGCTTTCAGACAAAACGAGCGCTCAGCAAGGCATGTTGTGGCATCTGCTGTTCGGGCAGCAACAGACAAGTGCGACGGTCTCCAACGCCGCCGCACAGACTGCGGCCGTCACCGCCGGTGCGCAGGCCCAGGTAACGGCGCAGACGACGGCCAAATCCGAAGGCATGGCTCAATCGATCGCGATGGGTTCCGCGCAGATCATGAACGACGCATATCAGGCGGCAGCGGGCACCTATCAGGCCGTGGCGCAAATTCCCTATGTGGGATGGCTGTTGGCGCCGGCTGCCGCAGCCGGAGCATTCGCCGCCGTGGCCGGGTTTGATGTTCTGACATCGGCTGCGGGCGGCCAGCTTCAGGTCCCCTTCGACGGTCAGCTGACCGAACTGCATCGCAACGAAATGGTTCTACCTGCTTCCATCGCAGGGCGAATGCGCGATCACTTCGCAGGGTCGCCGAATAGCGGCGCGGGCGGTGGCGACACCTTCAACATGGGCGGCCTGCACATCGCGGGCATGGACCTCGCCTCGATTGCGCACAATCCCACCTTCCAGCGTGAAGCGACGAGGGTTATGAAAAACATGCACCGCAACGCGGTGCGCAGATGAGCAATGCCATCTTTCCGAAGCTGCGGGGACGCAGCTGGAGCGTCATGGAGACGCCGCAGACTTCGACGCGACTTTCCAAGCACGTGTCGGGTCGCACGGTTGCGTGCTCACTCTACAAGTACCCGCTCTATTTGTTCGAGTTGAAATATGACGGCCTGACCTCGGCGTCGGACCCATCGTTCAGCAATCTGGGCGCACAGTCTTTGCAAGCCATCGAAGGATTCTTTCTCGCCCGCGCAGGCGGGTTCGACACCTTCCTGTTTCGCAAGTCGGACGTGACCGGCAACAAGTTCGATTCCTGGGTCGAAGGCCAACAGCTCAGCGTGGGCGACGGAACGACAACCGCCTTCACCTTCGTGCGTGAAGTGCCGCTGGCGTCGCCGAATGCGCCCTATATCGAGCCCGTGGGTCAGGTCGAGCCGATCGGCTTGAACGTCTATGTCAACGGCACGGCGCAATCGCCCTCGACCTATAGCCTCACCTGGCCGAACAAGGTGACATTCAATTCCGCACCGTCTGCGGGTAGCGTTGTCAGCGCGGACTATGCCTATTATTTCGTCTGCCGTTTCGCCGACGACACGCTCGATTTCGAGAACTTCGCGCATCTGTTGTGGAAGCTCGGCTCGGTCAAGCTTCAGACGGTGAAGCAGCCGTGAGATATTCCACGGGCTTGCTCGCGGCCTATCTCGCGCTACGTCCGACGCAGATCATCGCTGTCGATTGCTTCACGTTCACCCTGCAGAATGGGAACCAATATCGGTACTGCAACGCGGACGTGCCGGTTTTTTTTTACAATTACGACACCGCGAATCTGGATAGCTCGCTGTTGAGCCTGGGCAATCTGGGATCGATGGTTCTGGGCGCGGCCGGCGAAGCGCCGATTGCGACCTTCCTTGCGAACTCCATCCGGATCAGCGGGCTCAAATACTCCATCAAGATCGGGATGGATGTCGACGAACAGGATGTGACGATTTCCTGTCTGACTCCGCCGACCTTCGCGCAATCGGCAAGCACGGCCGCAAGCGGCGATCTCGGCACCGGTGAGCTGGGAGATATGTTGCTCGCGACGGATGGCGTTCCGTCGGCAAGCTTCGGGTCCTCGGCCGAGCTGGTGGAGGGCGTTCCGTTCCTGCAGGCTTTGCGTCAAGGCCTGTTCGATGGTGCGTTCCTGCAGCGCGATCGCGCGTTCCTCTATGCCTGGGGTGCGCCGCCGATCGGCACCGTGGCGCTGTTTCATGGCCGGATCTCGTCGATCGACAAGATCGGTCGTGTGGAAGCCCAGCTGAAGGTCAAGTCCGACCTCGTGCTGCTCGACATCGATTTTCCGCGCAACATCTATCAGGCGGGGTGCATCCATATCCTCTTCGATGCCGGGTGCGCGCTCGTCAAATCGAGCTTTGCCGTCGCCGGCACGGTCGCATCCGGCAGCACGAACATCACGATCAACTGGACCAACACGCAAGCGGCCGACTATTTCTACGAAGGCACGATCACCTTCACGAGCGGCGCGCTGAACGGCTTTACCGCCAATCTGAAAGCATCGGGAAGCTCGACGCTGGTGGTGATCGATCCGCTTCCGGTGGCGCCGCAACCGGGCGACACGTTCAACGCCTATCCCGGCTGCAATCACACGACGGGCGCGGGCGGCTGTGCGACGTTCAACAACCTCGTGCATTTCCGCGGCTATCCAAATGTGCCGCCGCCTGCGACGGCGTTTTAATGGACGCGCTCGAAGCCGCGCAACGCGCCGCCATCGTCGGCGAAGCGCGCACCTGGATCAGGACGCCCTATCAACATATGGGCGACCGCAAGAAGGGCGGCGTCGATTGTCTGATGCTGCTCGTTCGCGTGTTCGCCGATACGGGGCTGATCGAACCAATCGACCCGCGGCCCTATTCGAAGACATGGTTCCTGCACCGCGACAGCGAGATGTATCTCGACGGCGTGCTGAAATACACGCGCGAGATTTTCACTCCGCCGCAACCCGGCGACATCGTGTTGTGCAAGATCGGCCGGCTGTTCGCGCATGGCGGCATCGTGACAACGTGGCCCAAGGTCATTCATGCCTTCGCGCAGGCTCGCATGGTGCTGGAAGACAATGTCGGGCTGCAGGGGAAATACGAAGTCGTCGAGAAGCGTTTCTTTTCGTATTGGAAAATGCGTGCTTCGGGGCTCCCTCCGGTCGCACCTCAGCATGACGCGCACTGAATCCGTCATCCTGAGGTGCGCGCTCTTCGCGCGCCACGAAGGGTGACCCATGGGTTTCGGCGCAAGCAGCGACAGCGAGCAATGGCCCGCCTATACCGGTGTGCAGCTCAATGTCGCCGTCAACACAATGCCGGTCCCGATTCTGTGGGGCGCGGGCAAGCTCGGCACGAACCTCATTGAATACGTCAATTTTTCCGGTCACAAATCCTCGTCCGGCGGCAAAGGCGGCGGCAAAGGCGGGGGACTGGATTACAGCGCCAGCCTCGAACTCGCGCTCTGCGAAGGCCTTGTCGACAGCATCCCGCTTGTCCTCGTCAACACGAACCAGCAGGAGACCTTAAGTCAACTCAACATGACCCTGATCCCGGGCACCTATCCGGAGCAGGAGCCATGGTCCTACATGGTGACGAACTTTCCGGGCAGCGCCTATGGCTATCCGGGAACCGCCATCGTCGCGGTCGAGAATTACGATCTGGGCGAAAGCGCCAGCGTTCCAAACCAGAACATGCTCACGGTCAGGCTTAGCCTGAACACGCAGAACGACAATTACTTCCGGGCGACATGGTGCACGCCGAACGCGATCCAGACGACCGTCTATCCGATCATCGACGCGGCGTTTTCGATCTGGGACGGCATCCCGACTGCCGACATGGCGCTGGTGATCCAGGACATGCTGACGAACGCACAATATGGCGTGCCGTGCTTTCCGGCGTCGTCAATCGATACCGCAAGCCTGCTGTCGCCGGGCAACCAGCCGATCCTCGATACGAGCGGCCACGACATTCTCGACACCTCCGGCAATCCGATAGTGAACGTGCCGGCGGACGGGGACGGTTCGCTTCAGACCTATCTGCGCGCGCTCGGTATCGGCATGGCGCCGGTTCTGGATAGCGCCGAGACGGCATCGTCCATCCTCGATCGCTGGATGCAGGTTTGCAACTGCGCGGCCTATTGGGGCACAAACCTAAGCGGTTGCGCGCTCAAATTCGTGCCCTATGGCGACGAGACGATTTCCGGGAACGGCGTCATTTACGTGCCGAACCTTTCGGTCGTTTACGATCTCGACGATGATGGCTATCTGGGAGACGCCTCACAGGATCCCGTCCAGATCACACGGACGGATTTCAACGACGCCTACAATGTCGTGCGCGTGGAGGTGACGAGCGCCGACGGCTTCTTCGCCTATCTGCCCGTCGAAGC